TACGCCAGTAGTGTTAGAGGGATCAAGCGTCGCACCATGTGGCTGAAAGTTATAGTAAGGCTGAAACACCCTTGAGCCATCAAGCTGCTGGTCAAACGAATAAGGTGTGATCTCAAAGCTGGTCAGGCTGGTCCTGATAAGCATCCGAGGCATGAACAGCGGGTGGCAGATAAACATCACATCGCCATACTGGGCGTTGGTGTACTGGTTGATATAACGGTCATCGAATGGAATAGGATCGCCATTCGTATCAGCAGTTATCGTACTAACCAGTGTAATCACATCATTGGCCTGATCGAGATAGAAGCAACGAACCTGACCATCCTCGACAGAGATAAGGTACTGCTCGTCATCAGAGAACTCGAACTCAAATAGCTGAGTATTGCTGCCCGCCGCACCCAAGTTATGAACGAACTTTAGGCCGTGGCGTTTCTTAGCCGCACCCTCTGACGTAACGATCATGTTCTCCAGCTTCCTAACTGAAGCAGAATAGATCGGCGTATCAGTCCGCATTCTTAATGAGTCACTGACTTCCCCAAACTGAAAGCTGTTCTGCGGTATTCTGATCTTTCGCATTAGCTACGCCTTTGGGCAATAAACCTAGATGTGTTTAGACGCTGTGAGGTTTGACGCTGTGAGTCACGGTTGCGCGCTTGCGCCATGAGGAACGAATACTTCTGCTCCATAAGCTGAGATAGCTGGGCATCCCGCGCCGCAGAGATAGCAAGCACCGCAGCCATTGAATACTCTACGGCAATGGTAAAGTAGGAGGGCCATTCACTTTCAGAAGCGCGGAAGATGTAATCTGCAATTACCGTCTCAGTCTCAGAAACATTGCAGTAAATCTTATTACCGTAAGTATCGAACTTGATCGGCGTATCATTCACAGTCACAGCGGAAACGGTTAGCGTCTCTGCTGGTAATTGATAGGCCGCATCCCAGCGGCCAGTGGGGTCAGAAGCCAAACGGTTAAGAACCGCCTGATTGGTGGCAAAGCCCCATCGAGTATTAGTTAAACATGCTCGGGCAATATCTTCATACATAGCATCGCAAATATCAGCCTCGGCTGTACCATCCGCGAATGAAGAAATAGGCGAACCACCCATAAGGATAGAAGCCCTTGAGCATACTTTGATAGCTGTGTTTGCAATAGTTGGCATGAAAGTTTGGGGGGCCGTAGCCCCCCACCCCTATTAGTTGTTGTCGAGGACTTCGTAGATACCGTTGCTATCAATAGCAACTGCACCCATCGACATCATGGATGTGGTCAAGTGCGCGACCTTCTCAGGAACATAGTTAACCTCAGTTTGGACATCCGCATTGATACCGATACCAACAGCGGTTGTGTGGTAGGCAAAGTTTTTGCCGCCAGCAACTGCCGATGTGGAGAAGATTTTGAAGCCCAAAAACTCCTTCATGGTCATACCGCCTGCGAATGGCAGGTTCTGATCGCCAACGTAATCAGAGGATGCAAACTCGTTAATGTTAAACAAGTCAGCAAAACCAGCTGGCGACATAGCGATGTAACGCTGGCCGTCTTCTGGAATGTCGGCAGTACCGAATGTCTCAAAGAGAACAAGAAGATCAGCCTTGCCAAGCGCACCGCTTGTGTCAGCAATCTGAGTTGCGTTCGCACCAGCATCCATTGCTGCAACAAGAAGTGCGTCAGTCTGACGACCCAGTGCTGCGGCAGCAGAAGTTGCTACTGCTTGGCGCTCGTTGATATTGAGCTTCAGCTCGTCGAGCTTGTCGATGTACTCGGAAGCGTAGTAATCAACCATCGTCGCTTCGACGTTAGTGTGTACCAGCTCCATTGGCGTTACGTTTGCATTGCGGGTTTTTGTTACCGCAGTGCCAGTGCCGATCTTCTGAAAGCGGGCAACCGAACCAGATACGTTAGAAGAGCGAACAGTGTTGCGCAGCTTAGAACCCATGCGCTGATACGCGAGGTGAACTTCTGTTTCGAACTGCTTGATGAAGGCTTGGTCAATGGTATTGGCCATGATGTTTTCCTTAGATGAATTTGCTACGAACGGGTGTCCGTTACATCACTTCAAACAAGGGTATCCTTTCGGGCCTCTTAGTGCATCACGGGCCGTGATAGATTAGAACCAACAACATCACCCCACGAATTGCAACGCACAAAATTTATTACACGATGCTCGGCTTGCTGTGTTGCGTATGGTCGAAAGCCTAAGTGGGCCAGCCAGTTGTGGACGAATATGTTTTCATCCCAAACGTCACAGTAAAGCTCTTCATAGAAGTTGTGATAGAAACTCACAACATTTGGTGACTGCTTAACAAAATTGCGCCAATGTTTCTTAATGTCGTTTGAAAAGACAGCCCACATCGTTGCTTCGCGCACACCACAGATAGCAATAGGATTTCCATTGAGCTCTACTGCATGAGCCAAGTCTTCATTGATAGCACCGCGCAATGACTCAACGGGATCGAGCTTATACAGAACCTCAAACTCCCTGAGGTTCTGCTTGCTCATGTTTTCCACAAACGGAAGTATGTGCTTCTCAGCCAAGTGGTGAAGCTCAATATCACCCATAATGACCAGTGGTTTACTGGCCATAGAGTTTCTTAAAGCCTTCTTCAACCTGCTTCACAAAGTTTGGATCGCGCTGCGCTGGGCTGTGATACCGTGGATCACGCATCATTTCTTGCAGTGACTGATCGGTTGTACGCTGTGCAGTAGAAGTATCACCAGAGAATGAGCCATCCTTCATGTTCTCCATGATAACCTCAAGGGCCATGATGCCTTCAGCCGTCTCACACATACGCTCAATCGCTGGCGTAACATCAGCCGGAAAGAACTTAGAAGCAAAGGCACTTGCTGCATCTACACGCGCAGAGGCATTGTCACCAAGACGCTTGGACTCAGCTTCAAGATTCGGCTGCTGTCCCTGCACCGCACCCATATACATCTCGATGCCCTTCTGGAACTCCTCTTGGCCGTAGCCATTCTCAAAGGAATGCTCAGACCACCAGCGCATTAGCTCATTATCAACGGCAGACTCGGAATCAACAAAGTCAGGAAGCTCATAGTCGCCTGCTGTTTCTGGTCGATCCGCGTAAGCCTGCTGCGCAATCTCGTCGCTGATCTGCTTGCGAAGGTCTTCCTCTTTCGCACCAATCTTTGACTCAAGGTTTTTGTAAGCCTTGGCCAATTCCTCTGGTGAACTGTATTTCTCGGGAAGCCACTCAGGTCGTTCACTTACGGGAGGAGTTGACGACTCTAAAGTGGCTTCCGTCGCATCAGCCGCAGGGAGGTCCGGCTGACTTTCTGATAAAAGTGATTCGCTCATTTCTTGCTCCTATGTGCATGTGCAATACGCTGCTCGAGAAGGCCAACGATATAACGCTGCCCCTCATGGTGCCGCAGCTCTTCTGACGCAACATTAGGTCCATGAACCATTTCAATGGTAATAGAACGAAGATACTTGAGCACTTGGACCCCAGTTGGCCCAGAGAAAACAGAGGCAATATCCTGACTAATCTCCAAATCCCGCTCTTTGTTTCGCTGGATTCCGTCGATGCCGATATTAACCTTGTTGTTCAAGTGGTGCTCCCTGTTGCTGCGCCATCTGCTGCTGTGCCATTTGCTGCGCCATTGCAGCTATTTGTTTACGCTGTTCTTCATCGCGGATCAAGCTGTCTGGAACGCCAAACTTTTTAGCAAGGTGAATCGCAACAGCCTCCCCATCTACAAGCATCTGCAACATCTCTGTACCAAAGACACCGCCAACCATCTCAAGGAAACGGGCAACGCTTGAAATGTCTTGGTTTGCCTGAGCCTGAGCCAGTGGAGACGTAGACTTAACCTTTACCTCGCGGCCATTAACCGTAGGCAGCTCAATGCGCCCCTGCTTCTTGAGGATGTAAACAACACGCTGCAACACAGGCTGGACAAGCTCGGACTGCAATCGGCCAAAGGCAGCACCCATACGCCGCGATAGATCAGCCATACGCTCTGCAACTTCCGTTGCTGTAGCTGGCGTCTTGTCTGGGTTGCCAAGCATATCGTTGTAGAGCGCCTTCTTAATGTTCAATCGCATGTCGCTAAGGACAAGCTGCGCAACATCAAAGCGACCAGCCGCATTGATAGGCTGTAGACCACTAGAACCCATAGCCTTTGGAATGATAGACCCCGGAACTAGTTGGATCGTATCGGGGTTAACCACCCCGTCATCTTCCATCTGATAGATGCCAGAGATGGACATCTGCGCATTCTCAAGAATCAACTCAATGGTTAGGTTCGTTGTCTTGATAGCAGACAGTGCGTTGATAAGAGGACCGCGACCGTAGACCTCACCAGCACACTTAGCCCAGCGGAAACAGACATATGGGTTGGAGCCAACGCCATTCATCTGCCTATAGTGCAAGACTGTCTTGGTGCGCTGGCAGATAGCGTAGTGCAGATACGCCTCTTCATTGCGTTTAGTGTAGTCGCGGCAAACAACCTCAAGAACATCAGTCGTGCCATTTGTAGACATCAACGCCATGACCTTAGGGTCGAACGTAGACTTAGGATACATCAAGCTAAGGTGCTCGAACGGAACTTTCTTTCGCTCACGAAACACATGGTCGATGCGGTCATCGGGACCAGTATCAAGAACCACTTGAGGCAGCGGGACGGCTGAGAAAACAACAGGGTTTAGTGCGTCACCCTCTTCAACTGACAGAACGCCAGTGCCAACGGCCAAGTCCATAAAGGACTCGTGAACTTCCTGACCGAAGTTAGAGTTTTGCAGCACCTCGAAAACATACTCTGTGACTTCATCGAGCTCGTTGTTTACCCGATCACGGTCCTCTGGCGGAACCTCACTGCCAGAAGTGAAGTCAGCCCATCGAGCAAAGTTAGGAACAATGCCACTTTGAAGTCGGCTTGCAAATTCCTGCACACCAACAACCGCAGTCTCGTCAAAGATTTTATCATCTCGCCGCTGTCCAGCTGTCTCTGCATAGAAGGACTCGCGCTGGGGGAGCGCATACTCGTAGCACTCCTCAAACAATGGAACCCAGTTCTCACGAAAGGCCTTAGCCTTTTCATACTTCGAGATGTATTTCTTTGCTGCTTCTTGCATCAATCAAACCTGCTAATAAATCCAGCGCCAGTATTAGCAGAGTAAAGAGAGCGACGACCACGCGCCCCGCTACTACCACGACGCCCTTGGTTTACGCTCTTCTGACTGAGAGCGCCCTGAATGTCTTCGCGCTTCTGTTCTGCCCGCTGCCGCACTACCTGCTGGCGCTCAAGCTCTGCCGCAGCGCGGGACTCTGCACTCGCGAGGTTGGCTGATTCTTCTGCTTTCTTTTGTGATTTGGACCTAAAGCACATTTTATATCTCCTGAGACTTTACGGTTTGAAAGCACAAGAACGGCGCAGATTCAACGCACAATACTTAAAGCCGCGACCACAGCCCCTGTCTGCGCTGCCCTCTTGCTGGCTTCTTGTTGAACACATCGAAGTCACGCTTCGCGATTGTTGGCTGCATTGGCTTCTGGTTATTCATCAGCGCCCTGCCTTCCCCAGCGCCAAGCATCAGATACTGCAATGCATCGTGGATGTGCGAGAACATATTCTTGTCAGGCTTGTCAGCGTATCGCTCACCGCTAACCTCCATGCGCTTGTACCCATACCCGCCCTCAAAGCCTTTAATCAACATGCTGCACCGACGATCCAAAAGAAACGCGGGCTTGCCCTCAGCCATCTTCATCAGCTGAGAAGAGACAGACTCAAGGCGAAGATCAACGGAGTTGGAATGCGTGGGGTAAGCCCTGAGCCCAGCGCCACGAAGTATCTGGAACGGCGTTGATTCATCGGTCTGTGCGCGGAAGTCACCAGATGGATCGCCGTATATGTGAACCTCTGGGCAGGCAAAGAAACGGGTAGACAGCTCATTGCGCAGCACCTCTGCGAACCTGACAACCCCCATGTCAACCGCCACAATCTCTGACTGAATCAACCACCTGCCGCGGACCTTCTGCCCGATAGCAGCCGCTGGCGTCAGGCCGAAGTCAACGCCAACATAAACAGGCAGGTTGGCAGCAATGGGCAACTCCTCCTTGGCGATGTGAACCTCTGGGGCAAACATTGGATACACTGGCTTTCCATCCTGAATATGGCCGAAGCGGTTCATCACATAGACATCGATCCATGATTTCGTCTTACCTTGAACAAGGTTGGGGTAGTAAGACTTCATCATGTTATTCTGGTTCTCAGCCTCAGCGTTTGGCTTGTACCCATTGATCTCACCGTCTTCATCGCGGGTCTCAACCATCCCAGAAGGCTGCGTAAAGAACTGCCAGTTGGTCGGCCTGACCAACATCTTGGCCTGCTCACGCGGAATGTGATCGGGAATAGGAACCTCGCCAGACATGATAGGCCACCAGTGATCTTCCTCTGGCGCGTTCGTATCTGCAATAACACCCGTCCATGACGGACCACCATCACGCATAGAAGGATAACGACCAACACGCATAGTGCAGGCGTCAATGATACTCTTGGGTATCTCACGCGCCTCGTTAATCCAAATGCCAGTAAGCTCAAGCGAAAGAAGTTTCTTCACATCCTCAGGCCGATCAAGCGCTAAGAAAATAACCTCTAGATCAATATCGCCCTTCTTGATGTGGTGAGTATAGGGAACCGACCAAGTGAACTTGCCCCAGCTAGTCTCAGGAAACCAGTCAAGCCAAGTCTTGATCGTCGTTGTTCTTAGCTGCGGGTTGGTATTTCGAATGATAGCCCATCGGCTTTTCCGAACACCGTTCGGCCCCTTCTGTTGCTCCAGCGCCCTGCGGAATACTTCAACGCAAGAGGCCACAGACTTCCCGCTACCAACGGGACCACGAATGCCGCGAAAGAATGTGTCATCCTTCATAAAGGCCTTTAGGACTTCACCGTCAGGCCTGTACTTGAAATCAACCATTCACACTAAGACCTTTAGGCATTGTGTATCCCCCGATCAATTCCCAGCTTAATCATCTTGCCAGCAGCCTCAGGGCCAATGGTCTCAATGATCTTGTCTGCCTCGTAGTCACTGGCAAAGTCTTTAGGGAAGTGCTTCATGTGAACCATGCGCACAACCCGCCTAAGTGTTTCTCGCTCACGCTGAGAAAGAGCATTGATAAAGCTCATGTCAATCCCACGCAGTTGCGCCCTTGGGCTTTGGCCCTTGCTTCTTTCTAGGTTGCTTGGGCTTAGAAGGGGAAGCGATCTTCTTAGGCTCCTCTACCCAAACCAAAGGAACAGACTCAGAAGTGCGCGTAGCCCCAGTAAAGGTGCGCCCCGCTAACTCATGCGTCTCACCGTCCCAAACCGTATCGCTGTTCTTACACTTCCAAACCATTACCTGTCACCACTCGACTGAACCATATAAGGCGAAAGCAAAGTACGACGCTCCTGCCCAGTACGATACTCACCATAATTCAAAGAACGTGCAATCTGATCCGCAGGGTCAGTACCAAGAGAACCCAACTGCAATGACTCAGGCTTAATCGCCTTGTAATAACTCGCTGCCGATTTCGGCTTACTTGCCAAACACATACCCCTAATCCTTCTTCGCCTTGTTCCGTTTACTAATAGACCTAGCCTTAGCACGAGCATCAGCCTTCGAGGAAGCACCCCATGCCTTCAAACTCAAAAGAAGACGCGTAGGCTTCCCCTTCTCGTCACGCTCAGGCCCCTTCATCCCCGCCATCCGCGCCAAGAAACTCGCACGTCTAGGGTTGTCACCACTCTTCACAGGAGCCTTCAACGTACCCTGCTTGTAACTCGCACGACCCTTAGCGTTCAATCCACCCTCAGGATTCTTGCCCGCTTTCCTCTGCCACGCTGGACTCTTTGCCATAACCAACACTCCTCAACTTATCCTTAGCAACGCTCGTGTCAGAACGCTTGCTCTTCTCAGGCTTCTTATCATAACGGCTCAAAGCAATCTCCTCACTTTTGTTTGCGGAGCTTTTTTAGGGAAAAATGTTTGTGAGAGACTATTACAGTAACTAGCACTACTACTTTTCCCCCTACCCCCCTGCTGCCAGACTGACCGCAGAGCATTTATCCTAGGTCAATGCTTACCTTGATGTCACCTGCAACCTGTACTTGGCTGCGATCTATCGGCTTGTACCCTGCCCTGTCTAGCAAATCTTGGCTCGCTTGTAGCTGAACGTACTCACTTCTGGCACCTTGTGAGAGCCTGCGAGTGGTGTTCAGGGCAGCAACAGCACTTAGTCCGAACTCCTCATGCATCCTCTGCATCATGTACTGCTGCACATGGGGTAGCTTGAGTGATCTGTATGCGCTTACATATCCAGCCTTGCCTGAGGCGTACCCTGCCTTCTCAGCGGCTTGTGCGGGCTTGAGTCCTTCCGCTACCATTATATCAACCAACGCTGATTGCTTGCTGGTTAGCTTTCTCTGTGTAACTTCATTCATTCTCTACTCCTTGAGCCCCCCTCTCCCTCTCTCCCCCCGTTGATAACACGCTCTCAAACCCCTGTGTCAACGCACAAAAGAATGCCTGAGCATGAGGGGGCTGTCACACCGCCCTCTGCACATTACCGAAGAGCGCTAAAGCTGACGTCATCACCAAGCCTCTGAAGGCGCATGCGCCCTTGGCCTTTCTGTCCAAGCCTTGCGTTAAGTCGCTGATACTCTGACGCCAGCTGCGTAACACTCTCAAAGCCCAGCAAGTGCGGCTACCACCTCGCGCTAGACTGAAACCCTCTTGCCGACACTGACGGCAACCACCCCTTGGCGGATCAGACACTGCTACAAGCCCGCTCTTGTTGACTGACATGTCCGACTAATTCGACAGAGCAGAAGCTGCTGCATCATTCGCTTCGCGCAATACCGATACGCAGACATCCGTTCTGCCCACCTAAAAGTTATGAAATACTAAAAGACGGCGAGTTACATATCGAACAGCTTAGGGCGCAGCATCTTGGCTTTGCCATATCTAGGTTATCCTGTTCACTGCGGCCACCACGCACGTCTTTGTTCATCGCACAAACCCAAAGACCATTCGCAAGGAGTTTCCTTTCTCTGTAGATAGGGATGCTCCTGTCTCTTCTTATGTTCACAGTAGATAGGGCGTCTTCGAGGAAACTCCTTGCGAATAGCAACCTGAGCAAGCTCAGGCTTTGGGATGTGCGTGAAGTCGTCGTTGCGAGGATGGTCCTCGCACGAACTGGAGAACCTAGATATGAAAAAGCAAGACACTACACCCACACTGTTCGACATGAAACTAGCCGTTGTTAACTTTCATAAAGGTGAGCAGAACGAATATCTGCGCATCAGCATCGCACGAGATGGCTGCTACACCAGCTTCAACTCTATCGAATGGAAGTCGGAGCAAATGTCAGTCACCAAGAACGAACTTGCAGCACTGTCTGCTTCTTCTGGCCAAGAGGTAGTTGACATCAATATCGGCAAGAGAATTTCCCTCTATCGCAAGATGGAAGACGAACTTGCCGAACTTCAAGAGCGTCACGCAGCTGACCTCAAAGTATACACCGAAGTAACCCAAGGCGAAGTTTGGACAAGAAAACCCAAGCGCACATACGCCTCAGAGGGACTCGGAGATGCCGCCGAACTTCAGCGCATCCTCGGATAATATCCAGAGGGCGGTGTAACAGCCGCCCTCACACACAAACATTCAGGAGAACCTCACATGAAACACTTCATCCTCGACGTCGCAGGCCTTGCAGCAATCGTAGCACCCTGCCTGATACTCTACCTTATGTAACTAGCGGAGGGGCTGGTCCCCTCTTGCCAACCTCTCGCCAAGCGGAGGTGGCCCAAGTTTACAAGCGCTGTCTAGCAGCGTGTTTAGTTTTAATGAGTGAACGAAAAGCATTTCAATCACTGCGCATAAGCAGTATGTTGTTGAACAAAGGAGAACCAACAATGAAGTACGATTACACAGACGTAACCAACGTCCAGATCAAGATGAGCATCACACCTTGGGAAGCAAGCAGGCTTCTCATGTGGCTCAACGAGACGACCGGAGAAGAGGACTTCACTCGCACCAATATTATAAAAACCCTTACCTCATCGATTGAGTGCGCAGCTAAGGCTATGGCTTACGAAGCAGAGCATGTGAAGGGATATGCTAAAACAGAGGAGGACAACAATGCTTGATTTTAATTCAACTGACTGGAGCTTTCCAGTCGAAGCACAACCAGTGTTTGACCAGCTAGGCAACGAGATCAACGGCACACAAGCCGTTGTTCGCACCGACAACAACCAAGTACTCGGTGTTCATGGGTCACGCTATCGTGTTCTTAGCCACGACGATGTGGTCAACAGCACACTGGATGCAGTCAAAGAAGC